TCAGCGATTCAGCCCAATCTCATCCCGCTCTAGCGAATCGGCGGCGATGCCGCCTGCCGGCGCATCGACAGGGCGCCCGGCCGCGAGCGCGTCGTGGAGGGTCGGCGCCGCCTCGGGTTCGACCGCGACGAGGCGGATGCGGTTCTCGTACCACGCGGCGATGCCGCCGATCAGGCCGCCGCCGCCGACCGCGACCAACAGTGTGTCTAGCGCCGGCAAACCCTGTTCCAGTTCGAGCCCGACCGAGCCCTGGCCGAGCAATGTCTCGGGCTGGTCGTAGGCATGGACGGCGGGCGCGGCGGTGCCGGTGACCAACACTTTCACGCTCATTTCCACGGTCCCGCCGATGGTCCGTCGATCAGCCGATGGTTCCGCGACAACATGCGCCAGAACGCTGGCGCAATCCGCGACATGTTTCGCCAGAACGCTCTGACCCCGCGCAACCTCTAAGGCACGAGCATGGCTGCGATCTTTCCATCGCTCCCAGGCCTTGCCTGGAGCGTCACCAAACAGCCGCGTTATGCGACCCGAATCCAGCGGGCGGTTTCCGGGCGCGAGTTGCGCGCCCTCGACCAGCTGAACCCGATCTGGACTTGGACCCTCACCTACTCGCTGTTGCGCGACGAATGGGACGTGCGCGGCGGCATCGGCCCGGGGAGCGGTTACGACGAATTGCGCACCTTGATGGGCTTTTTCCTCGAACAGCAAGGTGCCTATGCCGCCTTTCTGTTCGAAGACCCGAGCGACAACAGCCTGACCGGCCAAGTCCTCGGTGCCGGCGACGGCGGCACCGCCGCATTTCAGCTCGTGCGCACGATGGGCGCGGCATTGCCAGGCGGCGGTTTCGCCGAACCGGTTACCGCGCCGAACGTGGTTGCGAACATCTATCTCAACGGCGTGCGGCAGAGCCCGACAGGCTATTCGGTAGATCCGGCCAGCGGCCTCGTAACGTTTGGCGTGCCACCGGCGGCCGGTCAGACGACCAGTTCGGACTTCACTTATTATTTTCGCGTTCGGTTTTACGATGACACCGCGGAGTTCGAAAACTTCATGTATCAACTCTGGTCGTTGGGGCAAGTCAAACTGCAGTCGGTTTTCCTATGAAACCGGCTTCTGCCGCGCTGCAAACTTTTCTGGCGCAAAACGACAATTTTGTCATCGTCGACCTCTACACATTCATGCTGCCAAGCGGCACAATGTTGCGTTACTCCGGCTGGACAACCCCGCTCGATATTCCGGCTACTGCATTTCCATCCGGCAGCTTCAACTACAACGCCGGCGGATATACGAACTTCGTGCTGGGTCCACGGTTCGGCCGCTCGACCGTCACCACGAAAATCGGCGTCGAACCTGCCGAGCTCGACATCTCGGTGCTCGCCGGCACCGACGATTTCGTCGGGACCTTTACCTTCGCCGACGCGGTTCGGGTCGGCGAACTCGACGGCGCGACCGTGGAACTGGACCGCTTTTTCGCTCCGCCCCTCGCCGGCGGCGGTGCATTGTCGACCGCGTTGGGCGCGATCGTCTGGTTTTGCGGCCAGGTCGCCGAGACCGATGTCGGTCGCAGCAAGATTGCGATCAAAGTCAAGTCGCTGATGAACCTTCTCGCGCTGCAGCAAATGCCGCGGCGGCTCTATCAAGCGGCCTGCACGCATGTTTTCGGTGACCAGATGTGCACATTCAACCGCGCCAGCCTCGCGACGACCCAAAGTGCGCTCGCGGGCTCGACGCAAGCCCAGATCATGACGAGCCTCAACCCGAACCCGACGACCCTTTACAACCAGGGGACGATCATCGGAATCAGCGGTTCGAATGCAGGCCTCACCCGGACGATCAGCCAGATCAGCGGCGGCACCGTCTTGCTGCTCAAGGCGTGGCTCTATCCTGTGAATCCCGGCGATACCTTCGAACTTCTGCCGGGGTGCGACCATACGGTCGCGACGTGTCAAAACACGTTCAATAACCTCGCGCATTTCGGCGGCTTTCCCTACATACCACCGCCCGAATTGGCGGTGTAGGATGACCCCGATCGGTGTCGTCCGAGCCAGTGTGGTCGCCGAGGCGCAGCGCTGGCTCGGGACGCCGTTTCATCATCAGGGACGGATCAGGGGCGCTGGGGTCGACTGCGCGATGCTGCTGGCCGAGGTTTACGAATGCTGCGGCCTCATCGGACGCGTCGATCCCGGTCATTACCCGCCCGACTGGCATCTACATCGCGATGCCGAGCGTTATCTCGACCGGCTATTGATGCATGCCCGCGAGTTGCGCGGACCGCCAAAGCCTGGCGACGCGGCGGTGTTTCGTTTCGGGCGAACCTACTCGCATGGCGCGATCGTCACGGCGTGGCCGATGGTCATCCATGCCTATTGGGCTGCCGGAAGCGTCGTTTGGGGTGACGCGACGCGGTATCCGCTCGCCGAGCGCGAGGTTCGGTTCTTCGGAGTAATCGATGACTGAGTTGGCTCCCGTCGGCAAGGGTGGCGGCCCGACGCCTTTCGTCAACGCGTTCAATTCGCCTCTGGTCGGGTCGTTCCGGTACAACACCAGCCAGGCCGGAAGCCCGATCGCCTTGTGCTATGGAACCCAACGGATCACGATAAACCTGCTCGAATTTTGGGGCTTTACCGGCGGAGCCGGCGGCAAAGGCGGCAAGGGTGCGGGTGGAGGTGGCGGCGCTGCGGCCGGCAAGAAGGGTGGGAACCAAAACTATTCGGTCGATGTCGCTTTCGGCATCTGCCAGGGCCCGGTCGCGTTCACCGGGTCGATTTATGGCGAAAGCTCCGGCAACCGGATCTGGGCGAACGGCGGAATAGCCGTTGGCCTCGCGAGCGTTGGCCTGAGCGGCTATGTCGGCACCGACGGCCAGACGCCCGATCCGGTTTTCACGAGCGGTGCCGACCCGAACGAGCCGGTAATCGGATACTCCGGTACCTGTTACGTCACCGGGACCCCGATGCAACTGGGCTCGTCACCGACATTGCCCAACGTATCGTTCGAGATCACCGGGTTGGAGGTAGGAACCGCCGGTGCCTCGTTTCCGGATGACGCAAGACCCGATCAGATCGTCACCGATCTTTTGACCAACCCCCGCTACGGCGCCGGCTTTCCGGTCGCCAATCTGGATGCGGCGGCTCTCGCCGACTGGGGAAATTATTGCCAAGCCGCGGGATTGGCGATGTCGCTTCTGCTCGACCGGCAACAGCCAGCCGCGCGCTGGCTCGAGGAGGTGACCGACCTCACCGTATCGGCGGTCGTGTGGTCCGGCAACACGTTGCAAATCATTCCTTACGGCGACCAGGCGCTTGCGGCCTACGGCGCAAGCTGGGCTCCCGACCTCACCTGGCAATACAGCCTGGGTGACGGCGACTTCCTATCTTGGGAAAGCGGAGGCGTCGGCGCCGACGATCCGGTGATATTGACGCGAAGCGATCCCGCCCAGGCGACCAATTGGCTGTCGCTTGAATATATGGACGCCAGCAACAGCTACAACCCGCAAATCATCGCCGTGTTCGATCAGGGGTTGATCGACCAGTATGGGTTGCGAACCGAACCGTCAGTCCAGGCGCACGAATTCACCAACCCGACGACGACGACGATCTCGGCCCAGCTTCAGCTTCAGCGCAGCACTTACATTCGCAACACGTATCAGTTTAAGCTCGGCTGGCGCTACTGTCTGTTGGACCCGATGGACATCGTGTTGATCACCGATGCCGCGCTTGGGCTCGTAGCCGCACCGGTTCGTATCACCCAGATCGCGGAGGACGAGAACGGGGAACTGACCGTTACGGCCGAAGAGATCCCCGGATTGACGCCGTAACATGCCCGGAACCATCGCGCCGATCGGCGCGGGCACCGCAGTCTTGCACCCGAAGCAGGCGAGCGCGGGCGGACCGCTCGATCCGTTCGTCGACCCCGGCAATTCTAATAGCCCGATCATCTTCGAGCCGCCACCGGGTCTGACCGGAGGCGATACCGAGGTTTGGATACTGACGACCGGGGGCGCCGATTGGGGCGGCTGCCAGATCTGGGTGTCGAGCGATGGCAGTACCTACGCCTATGCCGGTACGTCCTATCGTGGCGGTCGACAGGGCGTGCTGGGCTCCGCCCTGCCGCTGCATGCGGACCCCGACACGATCGACACGCTGGCGGTCGATCTGAGCGAAAGCCAGGGGCAATTGCTGTCCGGTACCATGGCGGACGCGAATAATTTCGTGACCCTGTGCTACTGCGATGGCGAGCTGGTCTCCTACGAGACCGCGACGCTGACCGCATCGTACAAATATGACCTCACCTACCTCAGGCGAGGCCTCTACGGTACTCCGATTGCCGCGCATGCAGGTGGCTCGCCGTTCGCGCGGCTTGGACCGAACGACGCGGCAGTATTCCGTTATTCCTATCCGCCAAGCTTCGTCGGCCAGACCATCTATGTGAAAGTGCCGGCCTTCAACGTCTTTGGTCAGCAGCTGCAAAGCCTGGCCGCTCTTTCGGCATACGGCTTCGAACTTAGCGGCGCCGGCGCCAATCCGCTCTCAAATCCGATCATCGCCGCCCTCGCCGCCGGCACGAGCGCGGATTGGGGCACGCTTGGCACTACGGTGATCGGAAACGCGAGCTTCGGAACGGTTGCCGTTGCAGTCGGCGCCACGATCAAACTCGGGACGATCCCCTGATGTCGCACACACAAGTCCAACTCGCTCAGGGCAATACGAGTGAAGTCGCCGGCTACACCGGCCCGATCGGCGAAGTCGTCGTCAATACTGACGATTTCAGTGTGATCGTGCAGGATGGAGCGACTGCGGGCGGCGTCAGCCGGATCCCGGCCGGGTCACAATGGAAGTTTCCCGGAGGCGCCGCGACTTACGCGGCGACGATCGCCGATTCCGCCAAGGTGCTGTCGAGCTACAACTCGACCGGCGCGGCTTTGACCGTGACCTTGCCGACCCCAAGCGCACTGCCGAACGGATGGGCGCTGGCGTTCGTCACCGACAACGGCAAGGGGCTGGTGGTCGAAACCGGTGGCAGCGGCCAGAACATCCTGATCCCGGGCGTTGGAGCAGTCGGCAGTCTTGCGTTGGCTCCGGTGAATTTCGAATACCTCAGGATGGAATACGACGGGGGCGGCAGCGATTTTCGGATCGCTGCTGCGACCCCGGCCACGTGGTCTTCCATCGGGGCCGCCGCGGCAGGCTGCAACTATTCCTATCAGCAGCCGACGACCGGCGCGACTCTGACCGCTGCCGCTTATCTCGCCGCTTACGTGATCGATCCCGCCGGCAGCTTGGCGAGCCTGACCGTGGTGACGCCGCCCGGCGCCAATGATGGACAACTCTTCGAATTATCGACGACACAGGCGATCACCGCCCTGACGGTAAGCCCCGCCGCGGGCCAGACTGTGCTCGGCGACGCATTGCTGCTCGAGTCGAATGGCGGCGTCGGGTGGCGCTACCGCGCTGCCAACAATACCTGGTACCGGAGGTTCTGATGCGCTTTCCGCGACGAGTGGCGGCGCTTGCGGCGTTCGCAGCTGTGCTGGCCCAGGGGGAGGCGCGAGCGCAGACAGTGGTATCCGGGCCGATCGCGTTCGGTGCCGGGATCAGCGTGAGCGGCACCGGGGTGGTGGCCGTGACCGGCTACACCGCGCCCGGCAACTGGACGCCGAACGATGCCAGCGGTGCAGGTCTTGCCCTGACCGTACACTCCGCCCGCTGGGGCAAGATCGGCGACATATGCGTTCTGGACTTCGACATCTCCTATCCCAGTACGTCCGACACCCATAACGCCATTCTCGGCGGCGTGCCTTCGGTGTGCACCGCGACCCATACGCAATCGGGTGTGATCACGCCGAATGCGGGAGGCTCGCTGACGTTCGGGATTGCCGTGATCGATTGGGATGCCACCAACGAACTCTCGATTTTTAGCAGTGCGAGCGGGCGCGTCCAGAACGCGACCATCTCCGGAGGAGAGATCCGCGGCACCTTCGCTTTTCTGGCTGATTAGCGGACCGGCAGCGTGATGCCAGTCCGCCCGCGCGCAGCACGCGCGGGAGAGCCCGGCCGTGTCCGCGCCCCTTGAAAGCGACAGCGTCGACCGGGCGCTCGGCGTGCTGTGTGCGGAAGTTCGAGGGCTTGCGCAGCGGATCGACGAGCTGCGCACCGATTTGCGCTTGCGTTCGGCCGAGCACGCGGAACTCGACAGCCGATTGCGGGCGGTGGAGGTGCGCCTAGCACGGGACGATGCCGCCCGCTCCTCGGCCGATCGCGCGCATCACCGCTGGCACATGGCCCTCACGGCATTGCTCAGCGGCATCTCGGGAATACTCGGCGCGCTGACCGCCCGCGGGATAGGTGGTCATCCATAACCCGCGGGAGAACTTGCATGGCGCCGCCAATACCCGTGTTCGACGGAGTGATCGACGTATCGCACAACAACGGCGCGATCGACTGGAAAGCGGTCGCCTGCACCGGCATTGCGCTCGCCTTCGTCAAGGCCAGCGAAGGCACCGGCTTTACCGATCCGCTCTTCGTCAAGAACAAGGCCGCCGCCGAAGCGGCGGGGCTCATGGTCGTGCCGTACCATTTCGTCGACGCCGGCGACGACCCGATTTCCCAGGCCCGGTTCTTTATGGCCACTGCCGGTTTGGCCGAAGGGAGGCCGGCGATGCTGGACTGGGAAATATCCGGGTTCTCTGCCGATCAGGTGGCTCAGCTCGGCTATGCGGTCGAAAGCTTCACGGGGCGCAATCCGGTCTACTATTACGGCTGGGCGCAGCTTTCAACACCGAACCCGACTCTCGGCGCGTCGCCGTTGATGTTGCCAGAGTACCCGCGCGCGACGGCGTCCGGCACCTACGCGAGCCTGGTGACCGCAGCACCGCGCGTTCCCCCGGGGCGCCCGGCCAGCCGGCCCTACGATTTTCACCAATACACGCCGGCCGGGCAAGTCTCGGGCATCGCCGGCCCCGTGGACCGCTCGGTCTGGGTCGGCACCCTCGACAGCCTCAGGGCTTGGTTCCTGACCGGCGCAATTCCGGTCTCCTGAGCGAAGCAGCCGGACCCCCGGCCGGTCGGACCGCCGCCCTGAAAGGAATCGTCATGAAAACCGTTTGGAACCAGCTTTTGAGCTGGCCGCCTTTACCGCTGACCGTCGTCGGCATCGCCATCCTCGCGGGTCTTGCCGCCTTTGAATTGGCCGGCGGCACCGGCAAGCCCGCCGCTTCGATACCGGCCGCGCTCGGCGCGCTGGGCGCCCTCAAGGTCATCCTGCCGCAGCAAAGCGGCGCAACGATCGACGATTTGACTGCGCTGGCGACCCGGCTCCTCGCGGTGAGCGATCCGCCAACCGGCACCGATGCACCCCCGCAACCCTAAGCCACGATCGAGGTTATCATGCGCAACCTGATGATTACGCTTGTCCTCCCCGCAGTCGTGGCCGCATGCCAGCCGCAAACGACCGGTTCGTCGACGAACGCCGCCGCGAGCGGCGCCCCCGCTTCGGCATCGACCGCGACGACCGCATCGGCTCCTTCCGGGCCAGCCGGCTTCGTGCAGAAAATCCAGACCTGGACCGTGCAGGACCTGCAGGCGGCTTTGGCCGATGCGACGGCCCACGGCGATACGGTGGCGATGACCTGCTATCCGGCGCTGATCACGCTGGTGCAGAACGCGACCACGACCGGCGCCCTGCCGAACGCGACGCCGAAGGGCGGCTTCAGCACCTTCCAGGCGGCGCGCGACCTCGCCAACGCCGCCGAGGGCGTGCCCGGCACCTTGAAGGGGCTCAACGTCCCGTGCGGTCCGATGGCGCTCGACGCCGAGCAGACCATCGCGCAGATCGCGCTTCAGGTCGGCGGCCCCGCCGCGGTCGCGGTGATCGCGCCGAAATTCCCGATCCCGCTGCCCGTCGTGCCCTGA